GTCTGGAGGGATTACCTCAGAGGTGTCGAACTGCTGCACCCGGAACTCGGGTTTGATCTTCTCCAGCCTGAGCCTACGGAGCCGGAGGAATGCGTTGCCATGCCGGATGAGGTCTTTCGCCAGAGCCCCGATTTTGCTCGCAAACTGGATCTCGGATAAGATTATGTTCACGTTGCTGAGAAAATCGGGTGTAGGCGAGTAGGTCTTGTCTGTTTCATCCAGTCTGGGCCCGAGGTAAGCCCGCTGGATCATCAAGGTCAGGTAGTTCCTGGCGATGGTGATCTCCGGGTCCATCTTCTCCATCTTGCGGTAGAACGCAAACCTGTTTGTGTGGTCTGGCGTTTGGAGAAGGAACTCCCTGGCATCTCTGGCCAGCATCTCCTGGATGGATACGGTGTCGATACTGTTTGATGACTGGTCCGAGGCAGAGGCGTGAGTCACTACAAGAAAAGGCCTGATGCCAGTGGCTCGGACAAGCTCCGAGGAATGAGATTTACGGGACATAGGGCAATAACCTTGCCCGTTACTTCTGCAACTAGGGCTATTTAACAGCTCGCTTCAAAACGAAACGGTTTCGATTTGGAAAAAGGAAATGTGTTAAGCCTTTTTATCGTAGAGGTACTTGTTTAGGCATTCTTCGCACCAGGGCTTAACATGGTCAGGGTGAGGGAAGTTGGTCATCTCGAACTGCTTCTTGCATTTAGGGCATGTTACCATTACCATTGCTTTATGCCTCCTCGCCAGGGTTGATGTAGATGTGGGCCGACGCACTTATGGTCGTGAGGGTTCCAAGCTCTGCATATACCTCGCCGGCTATGTACTCCTGGAGCTTATAGAGTCCGTAGACATTTTGGGGCCAGGCTTGCTCTATATCATGGGATCTGAAGTAGGCAATTAGGTTTAGGGCCTCGCCTCGGATCTTGAAGTCTGCTACCATCAGGCAGGGGGGATGGAAGCCCGGCTTCTCGTCAGTTAGGGGGTTCCAGGTACAGCCTACTGCTCGCCGGGTTGTCCTGTTGGCTTTGAGCTTCCTTATGATGTACTCAACCTGGTCGGTTTTGACGTTGTAGCTATCTGGTATTTCATGAGACTCCCAAGCCCTGAGCCTCTCGCCATAGGTGTACTCAAAGCCTGTCGGGTTGTCTGGCGAAATGATTTCGTTCTGGTAGTATTCCTCCAGTGCAGGGATCTTCCAACCACTCCCGGAGATGGGCCAGCCGACATCCGGGTACAAGATCCTGAGCGTCATACCGTCTATCTCTTTCGTTACCTGGCCGTCTTCGGTGACGACCTTCTGGCCGTTGGCTTTGATTACTTTCCTGGCCCAATCCCAGGCCGAAGCCGGGGTGCTGGCCTCAAAAAATCTTGTGCTCATGTCTATCAATCATCTCCTTCTAGCTTAATAAGGGCCAAGTCCTAGCGCACCCTTTGGCTTCTTTTGTCCTTGTGTTCCTGGTTTTATGAGGAAGTGCTGCAACTGGCCCTCGACGTACTCGGGGCAGTTGCTCTTCGGAGGGGTGTAACCATGGACTCCCGGGGGATGCTTGTCTCCATAAGTCTCATGAGGCGCTATCTTGAGCTGGCGGACCCACCCATCCTTACTACGATAGAGATCTCCCTCAAACCGGCTGGATTGGGGTGTTTTTAGGATTTTGGCATCCATTGGATATTCTCTTGTGTCGAACTGTAGCGGTGTTTCGTCTATCTTAAGATCTAGTTCTAGGTCGTCGCTGCTTCCCCGGAAATAGTCGTGATCTATGGGAACACCAGTTAGACAGATGTCCTTAATCTCTACAAACTCTCCAGACCATTGAATTACTGGTTTGTATCTTGCGTAGTCTCTTGGCCGGCTGGTTGCCCTCATCTCCTCGTCTATGTCCCTCTGGAGGCACTCGATCTCGTCTATCACGTAAGGAGTTGCCATACCGCTCATGAGGTGGTGCTTTATGGAGTCGAGCCTTGCTAGTAGTTTAGGTTCCCACATTGAAATCCCTCTTGATCTCTTCTGGTGTCCAGCCGAAGTTCTGTGCGGCCGCTGCAACGAAGTCTACCATCATCCAGAACCCATTTGGACCGGCTACAGAGCTGAGGCGGGTTGCCCGGCAACTTCCGAAGACCGCTTCGCCGGCTGTGAGGTAAAATTTAATTGCCCTACCTGAGTCGTCGGTTAGCCTTGGTGGCCCTGAGGTAAACTTGATCTTTCCCCAGATCCTGTAATCGCCTGGGACGTAGAACGGCAGAGGGGTTAGTTCGCTATACAACCTTTCCCGTTCGATCTTGTCATAGGCCCAGGCTTCTTGGGCAGGATAAGCTATGTCGTCGACCAAAACGTAGATCTCGGTGTCTTCGGCCTTCCAGTGGCCTTTGTGGTCGTGGTCTGGCTCTTCTGGGAGGGGTGGCTTTGGCGGGTTCAGGATGTTTATTACCGCCCCAATGTCTGCCGCTTCTACCCTGTCGCCGCCCTCGGCCCAAGCCTTCAGGCTTTCGAGATCGGATATAGCCTTCTTTACGTCCGGTTCCATAAGATCACCCATAGGCCCTCTTGACCAGTCCACATCGTCGGCAGATCTGCTTTTCCTTCTTCCAGTCTAGCCAGGCCCAGTCGTGAGGGCAAATGCTGTTAGCTCCGAACTCGTCTTTGATCGTGCCGCACTTCCGACAGATGAAGGGATTCCTCATGCCGGCCACCCAGTCGCCCGGGCCAGGCCTTTCCCAGTCGTGGTCGCATTCTATCTGGTTATACTCTTCTGGTGTGAGTCTATTCAACGCTTAATCACTCCTATAGCTCGTCAGTTTCTATTTTACCAAGCACCCATCTGAAGGCCCTGGACTGAGCCCGGGCCATAACGTGTCGGATGTCGTCGTAGTCGTTCTCTTCCATATCGATCTCGCAGATCTTGATTTGTTCTAAGATCTCTTCCTTGGACCTCAATTTTAATCACCTGGTAGTTTAACGCATCTGTTCTTACCTTCACAGCAGCTAACTATTTCAGGGTTGAACTGCTTGGTGTAGATGATTTGGAACTCGATGTGGTAAGGTAAGACGGTTAGATCGTTCAACCTAGTATCTCCTCCTGCTTCTACCTGTGCTGATAAACCGGGCTATGCCTATCTGTTCTTCATCGCAAGAATGCAAGCCGCCGAAGGTGCGTTGCATGTACTCTATAGCTTGGGAAGTCTGGTCTACCTGATCGTCGTTCCGGGCTCCGGGGAAGTTGACCATCTCCGAGATGTATTCGTTAGTCCAGGGAGCGTTCTTGATCCAGACGTTTTTCGCCAGGAAGTAGGGCGTGACGGCTGCCGCTCTGGCCTCTTTGTTTATCGTCTTGGGAACTAGGACTATGCCGCCGATCTCGGTGTGGAGGAGGTCTTGGATTGCTTCGCCGTTTGCCGCCTTCTCGACTACCTTGGCGGAGATGCCGGGGTAGGCTATGAGTATGCGCCGGATCTCCTCGACTGTCTCCGTGAAGCTCAGCTTGGCGTGAAGCTCGTAGTCCAGGTACATGTTCGGCTTCTTCCAGCCCCAGACGCCTATCGCTACGTAGTCCCTAGTCTCACCTTTGCCGAAGGTGGCATCGACCGACATGATCCAGGAGTCGGGATTGACCGGGGTCTTGTCATAGAACTGGAACCAGTCTCTCTGGAACATGGCTCCGGCCTTGGGGCTCGGCCTCTGCTGGAACTGGGCTGCGTAGACGTACTCCCTGTTCTTGTATTCGGCTATCTGTTCCGGGCCCTCTCTCTCGGGCCAAAGGAGATCTCCCTCTTTGCGGCTGTGGATTAGCCTATGGCCCGGTAGAGGTGAGTAGAGGTCTTCGTCCTGTTCTGCTACTAATGGGATTCGGAGAAGAGTCCAGCCGTTGCCTTCGAGGACATGGCCGTTCATGTCGGTTATGTCCAGGCCGGTTAAGGCTCCGGTCATGTCGTGCTGGTGGAGGCGCTGCTGGATGCCAACGATGGCCCCCATCCGCTTATCGTTCAATCTTGATGCAAATGTGCTGAAGTACCATTCGTTTGATCGCTCTCGTTCGGTGTCGGAGATGGCTTGACCGGGGTCAGTAGGATCATCGATGAGAAGCCGATCTCCGCCAAGGCCGGTTGCCCTCCCACCAACGGATGTAGCAATCATGACTCCGCCAAGGGTTGTGCCGAATTCGTCTTGGGTGTTCAAGTCTGGTCGGAGCGGCATGGGCCACCGGGATTGATACCAGGGGCTTGATACAATGTCTCTGCGTTTTCGGGATAGGGTAGTCGAAAGGGACTGGACATATGTTGAGACTACCCAAGATTGCGAGGGTTTGATGGCCGCCCACTCCCAACAGGGCCACATAACTGAGACTAGGGTACTCTTAGAGTACCTCGGGGGGATGTTGATCCAAAGACGCTTGTTTATCCCCAGGCTCACGGCCATGAGGTACTCACAGATCAGGACTATATGCCAGTTGTCGAGGAAGGGTACGCCGGGCTCGACTAAAGGCCAGGCTTGCTTGACAAAATCGTGGAGGTGCTGCTCGGCTTTAGTCTTCAGCCTTGAATCCATGTCAGATATCAGCCGGGCTTTGGCCGAGTGCATGGTTCCTCGGACCGCCTGGTTCAAGTCTGCCACTCGCCGGGCCACGGCCGGAGATATTTCAGTCATTTCTATCTTTCAATTTTTTACTTTAATTTCTTCACGCCTTCGGAGGGTTTGCAGAATCCGGAAAGACCTGGGAGTATGATTTTAACTT